AGGAACTCCATCAACAGACAACTTTCCGTTAGCGCAAGATACCGCAACATTTACCAATGCGGGTAGCGTGACAGGACTAATTACTTTTGACGCTGCCGTGCCTTATACAGGTTCGTTCGATGCGTCTGGTAGAACGTCTGCCATGTCTTTAGTAAATTCCACAAACTTTTCATTTTATGGTAATTGGACATTTGGTTCTGGTGTAACGCTTAACGCTGGGGCAGGATTTACTGCTGGTGGACGGAATACGCAAACAATTACATCTGCTGGAAAGAACTTTGAGGGTAATCTTATCGTTGACTCCTACGGCGGCACAGTGCAACTTGCAGATGCGTTAAACCTTGGCACAAACAATCTAACTGTCACCAACGGAACTTTTGACACAAAGAACTACAATGTCACTGCTGGTTCTTGGTTGAACACCAGTTCCAATGTTCGCGTTGTTAATCTTGGATCAAGCACTTTAACATTTAGTTCAACCACTAGCGTAAACCTTGGTGGTTTATCAACAAACCTTACGCTCAATGCCGGAACATCACAAATAACATCGACTGCAACTGCGCCAACATTTTCTGGCGGAAGTAATACTTTTTATAACGTAACATTTTCTGCAATCGGTGTCGGTAGTACCGCAACATTAAACGGCGCTAATACTTTTAATAATTTATCCATAACGTCAAACGCATCGGCAGGCGTTGTTATTTTAACAATTAACGAAACTCAAACAATTACAGGAACGCTAACCTGTGCAGGTGCTTCAGTGGTGCGCCGCGTCCTGCTAAGAAGTGGCGTGCAGGGAACTCCTCGCATCTTAACAGCAGCAACGCTGTCTGCTAACGACTGCGACTTCCGCGACATTACTATTGCAGGAGCGGCTGCTGGTGGCTCTCCAACCCGTGCTGGCGACTGCGGCGGCAACACTGGTGTGACGTTCCCTGTTGCAAAAACTGTCTATTGGAACTTAGCGGGAGCGCAAAACTGGTCTGCTACAGGTTGGGCTACAGGTTCTGCTGGCACTCCTGCGATTAACAACTTCCCGTTAGCGCAAGACACTGCTGTCTTTGACAACGCAGGGAGCGTGACAGGAACAATTACTGTTGACGCTAATTGGAACATTGGTACGTTTGATGCGTCACTACGAACCAGTGCAATGACGTTGACAGCCAGTTCCGCTTCAACGGTTTACGGTAATTGGTTGTTTGGTACAGGCGTTTCGCCATCCAGTAATCCGAACACAATTACTTTTTCGGGTCGAGGAACCCAAACCATTACCAGCAACGGCGTGTCCTTTGGTTGTCTTGTAGCTGTTGACTGCGGCACAGGAACTATTCAACTTGCCGATGCTTTGACGCTTATAGCGGGTAGGGGCTTTACCCTGAGCAGCGGTACGTTTGATGCTGTGTCGTATAACTTTACAGCAGACGCATTTTCTAACATATCCGTTGCTACGTTAAAAATGGGTTCTGGAACGTGGACGCTATCGGGAACTGCCGGTATTTGGTCGTTTTCTTCTAGCTCTGTTCTCTATAAAGGAACAGCCAATATTGTTTTTTCTGACACCACTACAACTGGTAGGACATTTACGGGGGGTGGTTTTTCGTACAACAAACTTACCATTGGCGGTGCAACAGGCACATCTACTACTACCATTACGGGCGACAATCAATTTACCGAGATTGCCTCTACTAAAACCGTAGCGCATACAATTGCTCTTGGCACAACTACCCAGACCTTTGGCGCATGGACGGTCACTGGCACTGTTGGCAATGTGGTCTCTGTTTCTGGTGCTGCAACCCTCAGCATTGTTGGCGCACGGGTATCCGGCGTTGACTACCTTGCAATGGGTTCAGTCGCAATCAGCGCCACAAGCCCCGGAGAGTTCTACGCTGGAGCCAATAGTACAGGCACAGGCACGGGTGTTATTTTGACCGCCGCCCCTGCCGCTACAACCCGCTACTGGGTAGGTGGCACAGGAACATGGGACGCAACAACGACTACTAAATGGTCAACCTTGTCTGGAGGTTCTGGTGGCGCTTCTGTGCCAACTTCTGCTGATGCGGTGGTATTTGACACGTTATCCAACGCCACGGGCTATACGGTCACTTGCACAGCCACTCAGCTTCGGTGTGCCGCATTAACATTTACTGGCCCTGCAACGGGTAGCGTGACATGGGCAGGCACTGCTCCACTGGCAATCCACGGCAACTTTACCCTACCCGCTACTGGATTGACACGGACATACACGGGTGTAATTACATTTTCGGGTTCGTCTACAGGAAGAACTATTACAACAAATGGTATCACGCTTGGCGCAAATTCTATAATCAACGGTGTTGGTTGTGGGTGGACTTTAGGAAGTGCATTAAGTGACGGCGGCGCGGGCGGTACGCTCACCGTAACAAACGGAGCTTTTGACACTGCAAACTATGCTTTTACTTATGGGGCATTTGCATCGTCAAACTCAAACACAAGGTCAATTACGCTTGGCTCTTCCGCCTGCACAGTTCAAGGTCTTCTTGTTGGATTTACAAATCCAATAAACCTTACGTTTAATGCTGGGACTTCAAGCATTTCCTGCACAAGTGCGTCAACTTTTAACGGCGGCGGATTAACTTTTTACAACGTCAGTTTTACTAATACCGCAACAGGTACGCAAACTCTGAGCGGAGTTAACACATTTAACAATTTGTCCTTTACTGGTCTTACTGGTGCGGGATTAAAAGTTGTATCGGTAACAGCCAATCAAACCATCAATGGCACATTGACATTCTCGGCAGGCACAGACGCAACCATGCGTGCCTTTGTGCAGAGCGCTCTTGTTAACGCACTCCTTGGCACGACACGAACACTGACCTGCGCTGCGTTTGCTGGTACTGATGTTGATTTCCGAGACATTACAATTGCTGGTGCTGCGGCTCCTGTTAGCGGTACTCGACTCGGCGACTGCAAGGGCAACAGCGGCATCACGTTTGGTGCGGGAGTTACACGATATTGGAACTTAGCCGCTGGTGGCAACTGGTCAGCTACTGGTTGGGCTGCAAGCTCTGGCGCATCACCAGCCGTTAATAACTTCCCGCTCGCCCAAGACACCTGCCTTTTTGAAGCAACGGGTTTGACCAGCGGTAACACGGTTACAGTCAATGCCGCCTACAACATTGGCACGATAAATATGTCTGCCCGCACGACTAACACAATGACGTTGGCTACGGGAACAACCACGCCATCAATCTACGGAAACTGGATCAATGGAACAGGAACCACTTTAAGTGGAACTGGAATAATGACTTTCTGTGGTCGTGGAAGCCAGACAATTACGAGTGCCGCAGTTACTTTTACACAACGGTTTACAATTAACACTCCGGGTGGTTCCGTAACGCTGCAAGATGCTTACACATCTAGTGCAACGTCTTTGTTTACTGTTACCAGTGGAACTTTTAACGCTAGTAATTATAATTTTACTTTATCGGCGGGGGGGTTTTCCTCTTCCGCCGCAGCTTCAAGTCCCGGTGTACTAGCCACAAGAACAGTCGCTATAGGTTCTGGAACATGGACTATTGGGGGGAATGGCGCTTCAGCGTGGACTACTAGCGAATCCGCCGAACTTACTATTACAGGCACAGGCATAATCAGTTTAACCTCTGGGTCTGCCAAGACTTTTACGAACGGTAATGCTTCTTACTCAGGAATTACCATCAACCAAGGGGGTGCAGGCACGTTAACAATAACAGGTAGCAGCAGCCGCCCCAACCTCTTTGCCAACATCAGCAACACATACAAAGCTACGGGTGCAACAACTATTAATATAGGAACAAGTACTCTAACAGTTGGCACTTTTACTGCATCAGGCGAAGTTGGACGGGTTTTAACACTTCAAGGAACTTCATCAACCAACCCCGGCGCGTTGATTTACACAGGCTCTGGACAAGCCACATCCTCCACAACTAATTACTTAACAATAACAGGCGTTCGCGCATATTCTCTGGTAACAACATGGTACGCTGGTGCAAACTCAACTAACAATGGTTCTTTAGGGTGGTATTTTTCAGCAGGCCCCGTGCCATCAACCATCTATTACGGGTCGGCTAATGTTACCCAAATCTACTATGGCAGCACTCCAGTATCAGCGATATACTACGGCTCTGCGCGGGTGTTTTAAAATAAATAATTCCCAAGGATAAATTATGGCATCTACCTACTCAACAAATCTAGCCTTAGAACTCATCGGAACCGGAGAGCAGTCCGGAACATGGGGTACAACCACAAACACTAACCTTGGCACATTGCTAGAACAAGCCATCAGCGGCTATGTAACCCAAGCCATTACAGACGGCGCAGATACCACAATTACAATCCCTAACGGCGCTACCGGTGTAGCCCGTAATATGTATATTGAGATGACAGGTGCATTGACTGCAACTCGTAACTTGATTGTTCCTGTTAATAAG